GCTCAGACGTTTCTGTTTCAAAAATGTCTTTGTGTTCTTCACCATAACGCTCGTACTCCATACCAAACAATGCGTTCAGTCCGGGTAATAGCTCTTTATGTAGCTGACTGCGTGAAATAGCCATTGTTTATTCTCCTTAAATGCCAGTTGGATTCAAGTATTGATGCATACCTTGATTCCACTTGACAATAACTTCGGTATAAGAACCCGAAGAGTTGGTTGTTTCCGCGACCACATCTACGATGCGGATTGGGAAAGTTGAAGTCGAAGCATCAGGTGCAATAATGCCAACAGCGCTGTCGCCGGTAGTGGTGCTTCCGGTATTCTGAACTAGAACAGCGTTAGAACCAATAACAGCAATAGTTTTGCCAGTAATTGTGGTGGTGCCACTAACGATAGCTACTTTAAACAACGCATCGGGATCGTCACAGACATAGCCTGTAGCGTCCGCAGTTACGGTGCTTGCGGGCCAATATTGAGCAAAGATTTTTTGGTTGGTGCTTGGGTTTGTGTAAGAACAGCCCAAGAATACGCCAACCGGTGTTGCAGCATCAGTGCCCACGTCTTTACGGATCGTACCACCAGCTACTAGTTTAACGACATCGCCATAATAAATGGAGGTGCCTTCGCCACTAGCAATAAACATCTGACGGGTTGAACCTGAAAAGACTTGACCACCGATCAGGTTTATGGGACGAAGCCCATAAGGTGCACTGACAGTAGGGTAAGCCATTATTAATACTCCTAAAAATTAAATTAAACAGCGCCACGACCAAATGTCGTTGTAGATTTCCGCTCATTAAATAGCGGCATCCGCGGATCATTGGTCTTCATAAAGCTATTGTCAACTGCTTCAATCTGCGATCGAGCAACATTACTATAATGCGCGTTACGTTGCGTTACCATTTTTGCAGATGCTTTGCATAACAATAAACCACCAATCTCTACATTGTCTTTAAAACGACTATTCGGGTCTACATAAGTCATCATTTCGGGATGGTCAACGGCCTTCACAGGTACCCAACCTTCACGAAATTTTGATGCCGTATTAGTAGCATCAGCTTGTCCCATAAGAGCAGTACGGATATACCGAAAAGCATAGCCTTCCTGTGGGGCAGGAAAAGGTAATGTCTCAGGGGGTTTCCAAGACTCTTCCCGAGCTTCAATTTCCCGGGTTTGTAATTCACGAGCTAGTCTATTTTCAGCCATTGTAGTTCTCCAATTTGCGTACTTCACGTGCGTAAGCCTCTGGGGTAATTCCCAGCCTACGAGCTATGGCAGCACCAGACCTCGTAATGGTTACGCTTCTCTTTGTCGCGGACGTTCGCGTTACCGGGGCCACAATTGTGGCTGGTTTTGCACGTTGTACAGGTTTACCCTGCTCACGCGGTGGTTCGATTTCCTCAGTGTACTCGTCAAAGTTCTCAGGAAACCGTTGCTTCATAGTAGCGTCGACACGTTCATAGTAGTCATCGCTACGCGGGTCGATACCCGAGCGAACTAATTTTTCATGCAACCCTAAAGCGAGGCTAGTCATTTCCTCATCAACCCCAAACCACGTATTTCTTTCACGCCATTTTTCGGCCTTCGGATCAGCAGTTGTAGGTCTGGTTTGTTGCTGTTGTACACTATTTTCTTGTGGTTGTAAAGAAGGACGCATAGATTGAATTTCACGGAGTTTAAACTTGGCATCCGTCAGTTCTTCTTGTGCATCCGCGATCATGTCCGCATCTCCTGCCTCGTACGCGCGTTTCATGCGTTCTTTGGCGGCGGCGATCTCACCGTTAGCGCTCTTGGCAATCTCAGCGACAAATACTTGCTCACCATGCCCTAACCGTTCCCGAAGAGATTGAACTTCTAATTCTTTGGCACGAGCATAGTTAATAGCTTCTTCCCGTTCTCGGGTAGCAGATTCCTTTGCCCTGCGCTCGTCATGCCAGACTTTCTTCATCTGAACTAGACGTTCCTTAACTTTGTCAGAAAACTCCTCTAACCCATCGTCCTCTTCAAGTGCTTTGACTTTGGATGGAGGTAGCGGTCTGGCTTTACGACGACCCTGATCTTCTACTGGGGTATCGTCAACAATTTCAACTTCAAAGGAGTCTTCAGCTTCAACTTCCTCATTTACTGGGACTTCGTTTTCTGCAAGCGGATTTGTTTCTTCTACTTCGTCAGGGAATTTAAACTCAGACATAAATCACTCCTATTTGCGTTTGATCCCGCGAGGGTCTTGCACAGTTGATTCAACTGAATCATCGTTAATAATGCGAAACTCTTTGCCATGAATTGACAATTTAGTTCCGGTATGGGGCCTTACAATGATGAAATCACCTTCCTTACACCAAGCTCCGGTGGGGAATTTCTTTTCGTCTTTGTAACAATCAGGTCCCAATTTCACTACAAACAGCACGGTGGTTAGAATTTCTTCATGTTCCAAAGTGATGTCGGCTTTGATAATCCCACTCTCATACTTCTCCTCTAACACCGGTATGGCGCAAAGGATTCGGTATCCAACGGGGTCAGGTAGTTGTCGCGCTTTCTCCTGTATATCTTCAGTCATCTTCATGAGTCTCCAAACGATGGGCAAGGTCTGAAATGATTTGCTTTGCGTAGTCCAGACCCTGAATAACTCCGCAAAGGTTTTGGTACTCGGGATAATCTTTTACAGTGCCTCTACCAATGTAACGCTCGGTATCAGCACGGCGTTCCTCTAACTTAGAGGAAACGTAATCTAGCGCGGTATCGTAATTCACTCAGGTTGTCCTTTCGGGGCTGATTGTTGGGTTAACATGTCATGCTTTTGTCTAGCAAGGTCTATTCCCATTCTGGTGCCTTCAATCTCACCTTGTTGCTCAAGATTGGCTTTAGACTTGCTAATATCTATGCCAAGTCGGGTTCCATCTATTTCCTGACGACCGGTTATTTCTAGTTCACGCAGTTTCAACTCGTCGGCTTTTGACGCTGCATCCAACATGTCCTTCTGTTTCTTACGTTCCAATTCACCCTGTTGAATCTGGAAGTCCTGCTGTGCTTGCTGCATTTTTAACTGTAGTTCTTGCTGTTGCATTTGAATCAATGGGTCTTGCTGTGCCTGTTGAATCTGTTGCTGTGCGGCTTCCCCTTGGTTCTTCTGCAATAGCTGTTGTGCGGCTTGGGCTACCAACGTAGATAACTGAGTCTCTACTTCTGGGGAAAGTTTTTCGTCTTCAGATGGTAGGCTTGCACCCAATTGTTGCTCAATCTCAACCCTATACTGGAAAGCTACGTGTTCCATAATGTGAGCCATACCTGCGGCTTGCATAGCTTGTGCTTGTGGGTTTTGTGCCATCACTTGCATCAGCTTGGGGTCTTTCATTGCCGCCATATGCACACCCAAATGCGCCTGATGATCCTGATAACTAAAGGCTTTAACAGGTTTACCAGTCATAATGTTCATGTTCTCAGACACTGGATCAGTAGGCTTCTGGTCATCCTCAATAGGCACAAGCTTGTCAGCGTTTTTAATACCTAACGTCTCAATGATCTGACGATGTAAGAGGGGTAGGTTATAGAGCTGAGGTGCTCCAGCGGCAAGCTGCATTACTGCCTGATACTGAACAACTCGTTGCGCCATTGTGGAAGCATTAGGGTCAGACACGGGAATAACTGCAACCATGTCGTAATCACTTCGTTTAGCTTTTCTTTCACCTACTTCTGGCTCGTAATCGTATTCCTCGGGAGTATTGTCACGTATAATTGCGGATAGCAATCTAAACTCTTGTTTCATTGCGTAGTGAATCCGTGCTTGAACCGCACTCATCACCTTCAACATACGCTCTAAAATAGCCAAAGTAGTCCCAACTGGGGACTGCGCAGACATGTCGCTAGTCTTTAAATCAGCAACCGCCGCAAACCGTCGGCCATCTTCAACGATTTGATTAAGCAACATAACTAGCGTTTGGCTAGGTTCTTTGTAGGGCAACAACATAATGTTGTCTTTAATTACACCGCCGGGAATGTCCACGTCTCTAAACTCACCCGGAGCGATTGGGGTGTCATCACCTTTAATACGAAGCCCGCGAGACTTTAAACCGCCCGGAATGTTGTTTAGCGTTCCTGCGTCTACAAGCTGGCGTAACAAAGAAGTGCTTGAGGTTGCGTGACCACCAACCAAATGAATCAAACCAAACGCATAGAACCCAAAGCCGGGAATATAGGAGTAGTGCACAAAGTGCTGGCGTTTTTGCTTTAACTCGTCATCTTCGTTCCAGTTACGCCGAATAGCTAAGATAGTGCCCGTGCCCTGCTCAAGTGTAACCACATACGGCAACGCAATGCCGGTAGGCTCATCGCCCGCCTTGTCTTCAAACCCTTCAAGATCAAGGTCAACATGTATTTCTAATAGCGAATACCGATCATCGTCTTCCGCAGAAAACCCTTGCTCTTTAGCTTTTTGTTTCTCAATATCGTCTAAGACACGCGTGGGTTCACCAAGATCAACTTCTCGATAAAACCCAACATCCTGTAGTTTGGCAATCTCATTCTTGGTCTTACGCATCCGATGGGCTACCCGTTCGGCTGACTCAAGGTTTTTAGCACCGTAAGGGACAACTATATCTTCGGCTGATATAAACGCGGCTACCGGACGATCTATTGACGGGTCAAAGTAAATCTTCTTAAACGCATTACCCGCAAGACATAAAGAGAACAGCAACCGTTCATGTTCTGGGCGATACTCTATCATTCGTTCGGTAAGCTCGTAGTTCATATCGTCGGCTACACGAATAGAGGCATCCCGCTTCTCGTTGGTCTCTTTCCCAATAATGGTTGTCTTTACAGGACCTGAAGACGGGAACGTCTCCATAATAGTCTCGGACTGAAACTTAACCGCGCTCTCCATTAGCAATGGATGGAACACACCACAAGCCCCAGACCACGGCTCACTACGTTCTTCATACTTAACGCCCAAGAGTTTTAAGCCTTTAACGTAAGTCTCCATCCAATCTTTACGCGCCATAATGTCAGAATCGTGATCTCCTAACAACTCAGAACTTAGGCTTTGTAATTGGGATTCAGGGATAATTTCAGCAAGGTTTTCATTAAAATCTCCGGAGTTTTCTTCTCCATCCTCAAGGTCTATCTCCATACCGCCAATGCCGATATGCACGGACTCTGGGTCTTCAATCTCAATTTCTAGATCAGGTTCTTGGTCATCAAGAGATTCTAATCCTTGGGGGGCTGCGTAAAGTGATTTACTTATTGCCATGATATTTACCTTCTGCTTTTTAGCTTTGTGGTGTTAGTTGCGGGGTCATAAACAAACTGACCGGTGGATTTCTTTAGCCTTGTAGCCGTTCTATCTATAGCGCGTTCTTCCGCGGTCATGCGGTTACGCGCGGCACCTTTAAAAGTAAATGTTTTTCCATCGGGTTTTAAAAACCCACGTTTTATTAGCACCGCTATTACTGCACCACGGGGATCAGAAGGCGGATTAACTTGCGTTCTCATCTGCTCGGTCAAGCGTTCAATCAATTGCCCGCGCCCCATAAACTTTTGTGTAGCCATATTAGTAATAACCCGCGTAGCGTTTGGATTTAAAGAATTTAACTGGGTCTTTCTCGTCTGTATGTAGCCGTAAAAACCCGCCTTGTCTGAACCGCATTAGTGCTAGGGTGGTTGAGTCTACCAAGTCATCATGCTCCCCTGCGGGAAATGACGCTACCTCATCTACTACTTCTTCAGCCCAACGCGTTTGGGGTGCCCATATAATACCTGATGAAAACATGTCAGACACCGAGTTCAAACGGCTAATTTTATCGTTACCTTTGCTGGGGGTAAACTCCTGCACGATAATTCCCATTGCCCGCAGTTCATAAATTAGCGGTGCGCCAGAGGCTTTCTTCTCTACAATAAACGCGTCGGGCTTCCACTCCATGTAGTGCTCGTAGGCAACTCTCTTGAGTTTGGGAAACTCCATCCGTTCTCTTATTGAGTTTAACAGGATAATATTTGCACCGCCGGTAGCGGGATCATCGGGAGATTTCTCAGGCCACCATACCCCCCAAGTAGTGCAAGCACTAAAGTCAGCCCGATTGTTTTTCTCAAACGCCGTATCCCACGCTTGGATAATAAACTCACACTTTGGAGGTTCCTCTTCTTCCCAGACCCTCCACCAATCGCGCTTAACAATAGCGCCTTCTTCTGATGTAGGGTTTTGTTGGTATTGCGCGTTCCACTGATACGATGGCATGGACGCTTTTGTTTTCATCAACGCTTCTAGCGACCACTGTTCTGGCCAGAGTGATCGTTGACTAATATGTAAATCGCCGTTGCTGTCGGTTGTCTCTTTCTCTAACACAGCAGGAAACTCTACCACGTCATATTGATCTGCCCCATCATTCATCACCATGTCTTTAACTACCCGACCGGTCAGATCATTTAACGCCCAACGAGTCTGCACAATAGCTACTCTACCCCCCGGCATTAAACGTGTTCGCGCACCGGTAGTAAACCATTCATACGCTTTGTCAAACACATCTAAGTTACCGTTGATAATATCTTGTTCATTATGTGGGTCATCAATCAATAGTAAGTCCGCGCCGCGACCCGCAATAGCACCGCCCACACCCACCGCAAAATACTCCCCACCGTGATTAGTGTGCCAACGCCCTGCGCTTTTTGAGTCTTGACTAAGCTGAACACCCGCTTTTCCGCCAAAAACAGCTTGATAATCTTCGCTTGCAATAAGGTTTCGCACCTTTCTACCAAAGTCAATAGCCAAATCAGCCGTGTGGGACACCATCATTACCTTCTGATTGGGGTGATTTCCTAGAAACCATGCGGGAAAATAGTAAGAAACTAGGTGAGATTTGCCAAATCTAGGTGCAATATTGACCGCAAT